GGGCAGTGCCTTCCAACGAGGTTCACTGTGACGGACGCGATGATGACATTCCAGCACCACGATAGGGGCGTTTCCGCACCGGACTTCAAGTCCGGCCTGCGGGCCTACGTGCAGGGGCGGTGGCCCACGCACACCCTTAAGAACATCGAGCGGTGCTGGGACCTGACCCCGGATGAGGCCAAGCGCCTACTCCGTGGTGAAGCATCACTCAGGACGGTCGAAAAGATCCTGAGCCACAAAAACGGCGGCTGGTCCCTCGCGCTCCCGATCCTGGGTGGCGTGATCGGACACGGGCTGACCGATTTCATCGCATCGGAAAGAAACAGGCTGGACCATGAGGCAGAACAACGCCGCATCCAAGCCGCAGAACTCGGACGGGCAGCGGCCCTCCTTCACGCCGTTGATGGTGGTCCTTGCGATCATCCTCGGGCCGGTATGGGTTCTCGGTAAAGCGACCGCTTGGTTCCTTTCGGGGCCGGGCTGGATCGCGTCGCACCTGCAGCTTCTGGCTGCCCGTGTGCTCGTCGCTGTCCGTCGCTGGCGGGAGCGTCGCTGATGCGTGCTCACATCGCTGCGGCCGAAGCCGCCGACCACATTGCCCTGATGGGCGAACAGAATCCCGGCGCGGTTTCCGTGCCTGGGGTGCGCCAGCAGGCGGGAGCGTCGTCCCCCGGCGCTTCCGCCTGCACCACCCTCACCATTCCCGCGCCGCCGTCGGTCAACAACCTGTTCTCGAACAGCGTCCGCGGTCGCTTCAAGACGCCGAAGTACAAGGCGTGGCTGCAAGAGGCCGGCTGGCGCATTCGCGAGCAGATGGCTGCTGACGGATGCGACCGCGTGCCGGGCCGCGTCGTCGTGATGATCGGCGTCGAGCGGACGAACCTGCGCGCCGATCTCGACAATCAGGCCAAGGCGGTTCTGGATTTGCTGACCGCGCACCACGTCATCGACGACGACCGGTTCGTGACCGGCCTGGTCCTCGCATGGATGCCGCAGGGCGGTCACCGCACACCCATTGCCCGAGTGATGATCCGCCCGGCGGAACCGATCACCCTCAACTTCCACCCGCACACGGACGGCGCGACCGGCGGCTGGTTCATCGACGCGCCAGATGAAGACGGAGAAGTTTGAGATGATCCCGACTGAAGTCGCCGCACTGGCGGACGCGCTGGCAAATCAAGCCGGTCGCAAGAACCGAGACGATGACGACATCAACATCGCGTTTCGCACGATCGCGGCGCTGTCCAAGAACGGCTGGGCAGTCACGCAGAAGGACGCCGCATAATGGCCATCACCCTTTCATCCCTGCGCAAGGTCCGCGCTGACCAACCCCCGCGCCTCCTGATCTACGGCCCCGAGAAGATGGGCAAGACGACGCTGGCGGCAGAATTCCCGGCGCCGGTGTTCCTGCAAACCGAACGCGGCGAGAGCGGCGACCTGGTGCTGGACAGTTTCGGCACGCTGGACACGTTCGAGAGCGTCATCGAGGCCATCACGTCGCTCTGTCAGGAAGAGCACAGCTTCCAGACCGTCGTCCTCGACAGCGTCTCCGCCCTGCAGAAGCTGGTCTGGGACAAGGTCTGCCGCGACTCCAACGTCAAGTCGATCGAGCTGGCAGGTGGCGGCTACGGCAAGGGCTACATCGAGGCCGACAATCTGTGGCTCCAGGTACTCGACGGCCTGAACTACCTCCGCAACGAGCGCGGCATGGCCGTCGTGCTGGTCGGTCACGCGATCATCAGCCGCTTCGACGACCCCGAGACGCAGTCCTACAGCCGCTACGACATCGACCTGCACAAGCGGGCCGAGGCGCTGCTGAAGCGCGAGGTCGACGCCATCCTGCTGGTCAAGAAGGACGTGACCATCAAGACCGAGGGCAAGGGCGAGCGCGCCCGTGCAGACGGCGGCGACACACGCTGGATCTACACCGAGGGCAAGCCCGCGTTCACCGCCGGCAACCGGTACAACATGCCGGCCCGCATCATGTTCAAGCGCGGCGAGGGCTTTGCTGCCCTGGCTCCCTTCTTCCCCCAATCGGCCGTTGGCGCGGTCGAGACCCCGGCTGCTCAAGCGGCCTAACCCTCCCGAAAGGAGACTTCCAACATGGTTGCCCTCAACATCGACGTTGATAGCGTCCCTGACCGCGAAGGCGGTGACTTCGACCCGATCCCCGACTGCGATGTCGTGGCCCACATCATCGAGACTGTTCACACGGTGAAGGACGGCGGCATCAAGCAGCGCGCGGTCTTCACCTGGGAAATCCTCGAGGGCGAATACGCCAAGCGCCGCATCTGGGATGGGCAGAACATCGTCCACCCCAACCCGCAGACGCAGGAGATCGCGACGCGCGCCGTGAAGGACATCGCCAAGGCCGTCGGCCACAACGGCGCGGTCACGAACAGCGACCAGATCGAGTTCAAGCCGGTCCTCATCCGCGTCCGCACGGAACCCGCCCAGAACGGCTACGGCCCGAAGAACAAGGTCGCCCGGTACTCGCCAGTCTCCGCAGTTGGCGCTGCCGGACCCGCGACCGCGGCGCTGTCGCCGGCCGGAACGCCCTGGGGCAAGAAGGCTGCCTAAACTGAACATCGCCGGACGGGCCTAGCTTCCAACTCCGACCCGTCCGGCGACCCTTCCAACCCGCTGTCTTCCAACAGCATCGCAGGAGCCCCTGACGATGACCGAACAACTGCGCCCTGTCGATGGCCGACAGGATGAGGTCGACCTGCTCACGCAAGTCGCCGAGATCGTTCGCCAAGCCAAAACCGAGTTCGAGGGCGGCTTTGTCACCGCCGGTCGCCTCGAGATCAGCGCCGCACAACGCCTGCTGGACCGTGCGTTCAGGGGAGGGGTGTGAATGCACACGCACTCCCGCGATGCATCTGCGGAAACGATGCACCATTCAGCCTTTGGGGCTGGGGGCGAGGCGGTGATGGCCTCACCGACCACCACTACTGCCGAAGCTGCCTGCCCGGCGACTTCCTCCCCGAAAGAAAATGCGGCGAGCCGGAAGCGCGCGAAGGCGCTGCGGAAGGTGGAGGATCGGTGCCTCGGCCTGATCCGGTCCAGCGGCCACGTCGAACAGACGATCACGCCCGAAGCCCTCAAGGGGAGCTTTTTTAGCCTCCCCAGTGGCCGCGCGCTGAACGCCTCCGTCTGCGAGCGGCTGATCGAAAACGGTCGGCTACTCCCGAGCGGAGACGGCCTGTTCGGGGACAGCCAGGCCTTCATCCCCGAGGTGTCCGCATGACCCTCCAATACGAAGACACCGTCGAGCCCGAGATCGCTCCCTGCGACGACTGCGGCATGCTGGTCGACGAGGGCGAGGTCATCCGCCTCGACGGCGACTGGCTGTGCGAGTCGTGCGGCGAGGCGCAGATGGCGTGCACCGGGCAGGCGCCAGATGCCTGAGCTCCCGCAAACCACGCCGCCTACGGTGGCCAAGCTGTTCGCTCACCTCGAGCAGACCCAGGATCGCAGTCGCCGCGCCTACCTTGGCGCGTCCGTGCTTGGCGACGAGTGCGAACGCAAGCTCTGGGACAACTTTCGCTGGCTGTTTCCGGCTGAGATTTTTGACGGTCAAAAGCTCTCGATCTTTGAGACCGGCCACCGCTGGGAAGCGCGCCTTGTCGAGATGATGAAGGCCGCGGGCTTCGACCTGCATGATGTCGATCCTGAGACCGGCGAACAGTTCGCTGTCCGGTTTGCAGGCGGGCATGGCGGCGGTCACCTCGACGGTGAGGCGACCAATGTGCCGGAAGCGCCGAAGACCGTGCACGTCGTCGAGTTCAAGACGCACAAGGACAAGTCGTTCAAGGATCTGCTGAAGAAGGCGGTTCGCGAATCCAAGCCGACGCACCACGCGCAGATGCAGACCTACATGGGTCTGCGCGGCAGGACGCGTGCGCTGTACCTGGCCGTCAACAAGAACGACGACACCCTGTACGCGGAGCGCGTTGACTTCGACGCCCTCGAGTTCGCCCGGCTGATGACCCGCGCCGAACGCATCGTCACCTCCGACCGACGTCCGGCATGCAGTTGCCCCGTCTATTTCCTGAAGGCGGGCTACGGCTGCGCGCCGAACGACGGGCTCATGCCGGCACGGTCTTGCCGGACGTGTCTCCATTCATCCGCGACATTGGACGGCGATGCTCGCTGGTCGTGCGCGCGGTGGGGGCGGGATCTGACGCTCGACGAGCAGCGCGTCGGGTGCCCCCAGCACCTCTACAACCCGAGCACCATTCCCGGCGAGCAGACCGACGTCGACTTCGAGAACGAGCGGGTCACGTACCGGCTGGCGTCGGGGGATACGTGGGTTGATGGGGGAGGGGTGGCCGCATGACAACCCAACTCCGCCCATACCAATCCGCCGCCATCGACTCCGTCCTGTCCTACTGGCAACAGGGCGGGGGCAACCCGCTCGTCGACATGGCGACCGGCCTCGGCAAGTCGATCACGATCGGCGACCTGACGCAGCGACTTTTGGGGGCCTATCCCCAAATGCGCGTGCTCATGCTGGTGCACGTCAGGGAACTCGTCGCCCAGAACGCCAAGGCGCTGATCTCCCTCTGGCCCTCGGCCCCCGTCGGCATCTACTCCGCCGGCCTCGGGCGCCGCGACACCTCGCAGCGCATCATCTTCGCCAGCGTGCAGTCGGTCTATCGCCGCGCGAAGGAGCTCGGCGCGTTCGACCTGGTGCTCATCGACGAGGCGCATCTGGTCCCGTCGGCGGGCGAGGGCATGTACCGGCACCTGCTGGACGCCCTGCGCGAGATGCGGCCGGACCTGCGCGTTGCAGGCTTCACCGCCACGCCGTTCCGCATGGACACTGGCCGCCTCGACGACGGCAAGGACCGCCTGTTCGACGAGATCGTGTTCTCCTACGGCATCGGCAAAGGCATCGACGACGGCTGGCTCTCGCCGCTGGTGTCCAAGCGTGGCGCGACGGAGATCGACGTCTCGATGGTGGCCAAGCGGGGAGGGGAGTTCGTCTCCGGCGCCCTCGAGGCTGCAGCCGATCAGGATGCGATCACCCGCGCGGCCGTGTCGGAGATCATCACCCTCGGAGCCGAGCGTCGGTCGATCCTGACGTTCTGCGCCGGGGTCAAGCACGCTCACCATGTCCGCGACGAGTTCCGCAGGCAGGGGGTGCATGCGGAGACGATCACGGGCGACACGCATCCGGGCGACCGGTCGCGGTTCATCGACGACTTCCGTGCCGGACGCCTGCGCGTGCTCACGAACGCCAACGTCCTGACGACCGGGTTCGATGCGCCCGGCCTCGACATGATCGCGTTGCTGCGTCCGACGCTCTCGCCCGGACTGCTGGTCCAGATGCTCGGCCGCGGTACGAGACTGGCTGACGGCAAGGATGACTGCCTGGTGCTCGACTACACCGGCACCATTCGCCGCCTCGGTCCTGTCGACACGCTCACCGTCGATCGGCGGCCCGGCAAGAAGGGTGCGCCCGACGCGGCCAAGATCTCCGACGTCCGAGCCAAGGAATGCCCCTCCTGCAAGTCCCTCGCCGCGCTGAACGCCCAGACCTG